AGATCGAGCATCCGCAGAAACGGCGGACATTCAGCGGCGGAGTAAGAAGCCCCAAGGAACCGCAGGTATGGGATGTCGGTGTGCGCGTGTCCAATGCCATCCGGAATTACAAAAATCATGAGCGCTCTGATGAGAAGGAGTTGTCTTCTGTGCAGGGCGCTCATTCCAGTCCACGGCCTCATGTGCGGGCAGCGCACTGGCATACCTTCTGGGTTGGCCCCAGGAGCGCAAATTTTCCGGACAGGAAGCCCATCATCCGGTGGCTTCCACCCATTCCGATTGGGATGGATTGGAGGAGAGAGCTTCCCACCAACATCCATATGGTTTTGGAAAGCTGATCCCGTAGCCAAAACAAAAAACAAGCCCGCAGTCCGGCTCGTATGAACCAGACTGCGGGCTTGCAGTGTGTTTATCCTTCAATCAAAATCTGTTTCTTTTCAGGAACCTTCGGGGCTTCCTTCTTAGGAATCATCAGGCTCAGTACACCATTCTCGAACTTGGCTTTTATGTCATCTTCAGTAATGCTCTCACCCACATAGAAGCTGCGCTGCATGGTGCCGACATAACGCTCCTGACGAAGCATCTTACCCTTGTTCTCCTTGTTCAAACTCTTCTCGGTGGAGATGGTCAGGTAACCGTTGTTCAGATCCAGTTTGATTTCATCCTTGTTGAAGCCAGGCAGATCCACATCCACCTCATAGCCTTCATCTGTTTCCTTCACATCGGTTTTCATCAGGCGGCTGGCATTCTTGCCGTAGAGCACATGCTCCGGACGCCCAAACCCACGGAAGAAGTCACGGTCAAAGTCATCAAAGACGTCAAACAGGTTTTCACCAAACACGGTAGGAAGATAAGTACTCATAATGCAAACCTCCAATTCATTGGCCTTGTACGCTTGGTTCATTGCCACGCTTGCAGGGTCGCATTAATTCCATCTTGTTCGGGCTCTCTTTCGATCCCCCTTCCTTGATGGTGTCTATATTATATATCTAAGGTCAAAGAAAGTCAATAATTTTGAAAATTTTTTTCTCCATGTTTTTCTCGTTTTCCGTGCATTTCACGTAGTATTGACTCTGTTTTGAATTATTTCTGTGGATTTCATTGAAATACTTCGTTTTTCTTGCAAAGAACATCAACGAAAAAAGGGGAACCCACTTGAGAAGCAGGTTCCCCAAGAATTTACTCACTGGTGATCTCGCTGTACTCCCCGGAAACCCATCCGACCTGGCTTCCGATCTTCACGGCCTGCCAGCCGTTGAAGGCGCTGGCCACGTACTCCAGCGTTGTGCCCGGCGCGACGGCGGTAATACGGCTATAGCTGGTGCCATTGCCCGTGCGGATGTTGACCTTCCATCCGGAGGATTTGATCAGCACCCGGATGGTAGTCTGTCCGGCGACGGGCTGTTCCTGCTCCGGTTCGGGCTGCGTTTCCGTCATGGCCTGCTGCCCGGCATCGTCCTCCGCCACAGCGGCCATCAGGGCACCATGGGTCTGATCACCGTACTTGCCGTCCTGCTTGATTCCGGCCTTCTTCTGGAAAGCCCTCACGGCGGCTTCTGTCTTGCTGCCAAACTGACCGTCCACCTCAAGGGCGGCACCCAGCTGGTTCAGCAGTTCCTGCAGTGCTTTCACGTCCGCGCCGGAAGTGCCATTCTTCAGCAACCTGCTGCCCAGCGTGTACACGGTGACCGCCTCAACAGCGACCTGTGCGCCGCTGGTATCGCCGTAATCGATAAACGGCAGTTTGTACCAGTGTGTCCAGGGGCGCTTTTTTACTTGTGTCTTCACGCAGCCCCAGCTGAAGCCCTGCCACTCCACGGCATAACCATTGCCGATGTAGTACCCGGCGTGACCGTCCTTGTACAGCGCCACACCCGGGATCTCCGGCAGGGTGTCGATGGTGCCCCAGTCCATTCCTTTGGACTTAGCCCAGGAGAACATGCTGTTCGCGCCTTTGTCCGGACACCCATTGGAGCCGTATTTGCTGGTGATGGGTTTATCCGTCCCGATAGCTTCCAGCACACCCTGACCGCCGTTTGTCCAGGCATAGCCCTTGCAGCCGCCGATACAGTCGGACACGACAGCCTTGTTGGCAATGTCCTGCTTATAACGGGACATGCGGCTGGAAGCATAAGAAGACGGATACTGGTTGCTCTTCCGGGACAGCAGACTGTTGGTTGCCTTGTAGACGCAGGTGCCGTACCAGTAGGGCTGGCCAACCATCTTCTGGCACCAGTCGGCAAAGTGCTCGTTGGTGAAAGGCGTATTGATTCTGTCCGCCATGATGATTCCTCCAATCATGAAAAGAGGGCGGCAGCTTATTCGCCGTCGCCCTGGTCGGTCGTACCGTCTTTGCCTTCCTTCTCATCCCGGTTGTGCAGCTGCTCCAGAACGGCCTTCAGCTTGTCCGGGATGGGCAGGCCGATGTAAGCTGCGTTCTCCAGCAGGCTAAGTCCCTCATTGGAGAGGTAGAAGGCAATCACCGCGCCTCGAAGCGCACTGCCGGAGCCGATCACATGCAGATCGACGATGTTCGCAATGCCCACCATGAACAGGATGAGCACCTTCTTGCAGACACCCTTGAAGCCGACGGCGCTGGACAGCTTCTTGTCGATGATCGCGCACATGACCCCGGTCACGTAATCCAGCGCCATAAAGATCATGAGAGCAATCATCAGACCGTCGATGCCTCCAAGGAAGTATCCGAGCCATCCCCCGATGGCTGTGATGGCGATCTGGATCTTCGCCCAGATCAGGTCGATAGAAAAGTTCCGCATTGCTGTTTCCTCCATTTCATTTTGATATAGAAAAACCCGCCTCCGAATTGGAAGCGGGCTGATCCCGAGAGTGAAAAAGGTTCATGGTTACACTCCAATCGCGATCCAGTCGATATTTCTGGCGGTATTGAAGTTGCCGCCGACGATGATTGTCGCACCTGTTGTTGTTTTGCTGTAAACTTTCAGCGCACCGTTATCGCCTGACCAGTTTCCGCTGCTGGTGGAGTAACTGACCACCACACACGGAATGGCCGTGAACCCGGCACCGCTGTAATTGATGCTGAGAGCACTGTTGCCTGCTACGGAACCAGAGCCATAAGCCACCTTGAATGGCAAACGCGCCATAGCCAGTGTGCCGGTGGTGATGTTGCCTGCGTTATTCGTGCCCAGGTTGCTCCGGGCGTTTGCCGCTGTGGTGGCCCCTGTGCCGCCGTTGGCGACAGGCACACCGGAGACCATGCCGGAATGGAACACACGGTAGTTGCCCCAGGTGCCCGCGTCACAGACCCGCAGAAGCACAGCCCAGTCGAGACTGTTCTGATAAGCCTTCGTGCGGACTTCCAGCATCCGGCGGTTGTTGCCCGTGCTGTCCTCCCACGCGGCAAAGGAGGAAGCGCCAGCGTAGCTGCCCTCAAACACCGTCCGGTTGGTGGTATCGTTGTAGGTTGGAAGCAGGAGCAGAGAAGGATACAGGTAGCCGGAAATGTTCAGGTTGCCAGTCATCGTGTCCCCGGTTTTCTTCACACCACCCAGGTTGGCTATGGCGCTCGCCGCCGATGTGGCTCCCGTACCGCCGTAGGCAACAGCTAGCGCAGAGCTCAGCTTCAGCGGCCAGCCGCAGTCGATATACCCAGAGGTTTCTGCCACCTTCCCAATGCCGATCCCGGTGCCGTCCGCCATGAAGTCCAGGATAACGCCCTTGGTGCCGATGCTGACGGCCTGTTCCACGTAGTAGAAATAGTCGGTCAGTCTTACCTTCAGGTCATAACTGTACAGAGCGTCAAAGGTCTGGGACAGGAGCTTGTTGGTGGCGCTCAGCGTATAGCTGGTGATGGCCATTTGCTCCGCCGTCGTCCAGGCTGTGGCGCTCTTCAGCTTGTAGTACACCACGCAAGAAAGGCCATTCTTGTTATTCAGGGCGGTGACCTTTCCGGTAAAGGAGTACCTGGCCTTCGTGCCGTCCAGCTGAGCCGCCGATCCATCACTGTTGCAGCGTTCTGCGGAGAAAGCTGTAATGGAGGGCGGCGAATAGTCCAGCACGTTGAAGGTGGTCGTGTAGGTTGCCGTCCGGCCACGGCTGTCCGTAACCGTGACCGTCATCGTCATGTCCCCGGCGGCGGAGAGGCGTTTGCTGGCAGTAAAGGATGCCGTTGTATAATTCACGCCATCCAGCGAGGTACGGTAGGAAGAGATCGTGCTCCCATATACACCCGCCGCCGTGATGGCAACGGACAATGTGCTCAGCCCCTTGACGAAGGCGGCGATCCTGGACACGACCGTTGTATTGGTATCCTCGACTGTGACCGAAGAAATGCTCGGCACAACCGTACTCGGCACATTCAGCGTCACCGTACACGTTCGGGTACCCGTCAGTGTCCCGCCGTTATAACTCTGGCAGGTGATTGTACAGATGCCGCTGGTAGCGCTTGGGATCTGGCTGGCCAGCGATAAAGGCGGCGTCCAGCTGATTGATGCGCCGACATTGTTGGCGATGGTGCCGCTGGCGCTGCCGAAGCTGTAGAGCAAGGTGTGCGTCGTCGCGGTACTCTGCCGGTTGGTGTAGATCGTCACGGCCCTGCCCAGGTTCACGGAGGAGGAAGACACAGTCGGCTGGGACACGGCTTCCTCATATGTGATTGTGATGATCACACTTGACCACTGCAGGTAGTTGTAGGAATACCCCTGGGACGACGCGCTGGGATACGGGTTATAAATCGTAAAGCTGTTGTTGCCTGCTGCAATATATGCCGCCATGGCATTGAACAGCGACCCGGTGATGTAATAGCTGGTGTAGTTCCCGTAGAAGGAACCGTCGAAGGTGCCAAGCTCATCCCCGGTGTACTGCCAACCAGCAATGCCGGAAGCGATGCCATTCTGGTAGTTGGCTTTCCGCATGAAAACGGTCTTTGTGCTTCCCGCGCCATATCCGGCTTTCGATGCGTCAATGTCAAGCCAGATGCTGGTGATCACCTTGTTGGCAAGGTTCATGCCGACGAAGCTGATAATACCTACGTTGTTGTAGCTGGAATCATAAAACTCCTGACTGGCATATCCGTTCTTGGCATTGGAGGATGAATTGTAGTGCCTCGTGCACAGGGATGCGCTGTAGGATACTGTGGTTGCCATGGGATCACCTCATTAACCGTTATAAATCAGGGAGAGATTGCCGTTGGTCTGCGGCTCGAAGGCAAAATGCCCGATAATGAGCTTGGACAGGATTTCTGCCTGTGTGACGTATAGCTTGTTGTTGCTCAGGTACGCCACCTCGGTGTCGTTCATGTAGAAGGCCAGCCTGTCGTTCACGACACGGAAGGTGAACGGGTTTCCGGTTTTGCCGATGACCAGCCCGTTTTCATCAAAGGACATATAGGTGCGGAAGATGGCCAATTCCTCTTCGGTTGCCTCATGGGCGTTGGTCAGGTCTTCCTGCAGCTGATTGATCCGGGTTACGGCCCAGGTAAAATTGCTCTCGGACTGCTGGGACAGGGTGCCGACCTGCGTCTTCACCTGCGACATGTCGCTGGCCAGGGCGTATGTGGCCTGCACCTCCTGCCGGATGCTGTCCGCTTCCGTGCTGATCTGCGCCCGAACGGAGGAGAGCTTCAGTTCGAGGTTGGCCTCGCCATCCTCCGGCGCAGCAGTCCAGTCCGTTGCCCGGTTGCCTTTCTCCAGCTTGATCCAGTGAATGGTGCTGGTGCCCGGATCAGCGTCCCCAGTCGGCTCCCGGTAAATGAGGATGTCCGCATTATTGGGATCGTCGTCCGGCGTTTTGCCACTGGCATAAGCGGCGGTGAAGGTTGCTTTCACGGTCTGCATGGTGACATCATCCAGCCGGATGGTGGCCAGCACCTGATCGCCATCCGAAGTCCGCACGGTGATTCTGCTCAGATCCTCCATAGAGAGGGACAGGGAGACGGTATACTCCTCGTCTGCCGTCATGGGTTCCGAAAGGGCGTATCTGCCGATGAGGTCAGCTGTGCCAGAGGATTCCGTATCGGAATTCAGCACATAGTTCCTGCCGCCGATTTCCAGATTATCAACGGCTTCCTTCGCTTCATCCGCTTCCACAAAAGCCTCATAGGCAATCTGGGAGACAGTTTTGAAGCCGCCGTTGTAATACCGGAACATGGGATGCTCCGGTGCCAGCACTGCGTTGGTGGCTGTGCTCATCAGGCCGAGGAGAACGTAAGTGTATCCGTCCTCAGTGGTGGGAACCGTCGTCGTCAGTACCCCGGCGGCAGGCGTCAGCATGGAGCCGTTCAGCGTACCCTTGATGTACACCGTCGCTCCCGCCGTGCCGGAAAAGCCGGATACGGTGTTGGCCAGCGAAAAGGCGGTGCCCCAGGAGATATAGTTGTTGGTCTGAGTCAGCACGGAAGCGGTATATGCGGTACCGACATACAGAATGGGCTTCGTCACATCGAAAGCGGTTGTAGACAGGAGCATCAGCTTGCCTGCGCTGTTGAACACGCCCAGCCGCCCGGCGGCAATGGCACCGACCGCCGTCACGGATGCCTTGTAGTTGATCCGGTCGTAATAGTTGGTGGTGGTGTCCTGGTTCCTGGTGATCCACCAGCCCGTATAGCTGCCGGAGCCGTTGATGGGCGTATTGACACGGTAGGTCATCTGGGTCACGTTGCCGACGGCGATCTGCGTCGTGCAGCGGGTGGTACCGTTGATGTAGACATTCTTCGGCCCGGTTGCCGTACCATCCTTAAGCGTCAGATTCAGCGTTGCCGCTGTGGAAGTCCCCGCAAACGGGAGCCAGTACAGGATGGTCTGTCCATCCTTCAGTTCATCGAAGCTGGCCACACCCGTCCAAGCATTGGTAGCGGCAACCTGTGTGCCGACGATGACCTCCGCGCCTCCGGCAGCGGCGATGGCGTCATAGATCTGCTCAACCGTCTGATTGATGCCCGTATTGCTGGAAAGATCCAAGGACTGCCCAAAGTCCGCCGCTACATGGGACGTGGTCAGCGTCCCGGCCTTGATGTTGCTGCCCTCAATGGTAGCGGCGGCGATCTCGTTGCCCGTGATCGTTCCAGCCAAGATTTCATTCGCGGTGATCGTATGCGCGGCCAGTTCGTTTGCCGTGATGCTGTGCACCACAATCTTGTCCGCTGTGATGGTGCGCTCCGTCAGCACATAACCGTCAATGGTATCGACCTCCGCTGAAACCAGCTGGCCCATATTGTTGATGGCATAGATCAGGGACTGGTTATTGCCACGGATGATCAGGCGCTCCACGGAAAGTGTGCCCGCGTTGATCTTATTGGCGGTGAGCTCTACGATCTTCGCGTCCGTGATGCTGGCATCCGCGATCTGGGCGGTGCCTACTGCACCCTGGGCAATGAGGGCGGCGGTAATCGCACCGAGGGCAATCTGCGCTGTGTCCACAGCGGCGTTGGCGATCTGTGCGTTGGTGATAGCCGCCTGCGCGATCTTGGCGGTCGTAACGGCCAGGTCTGCGATCTTTGCTCCGGTTACGGCCAGGTCAGCGATCTTCGCGGTGACAATTTCGCCATCGAGGATTTTGGCCCGCACAATGGCACCATCCTGAATGTTTGCCGTGCCAATGGCTGCGCCGCCGATCTTCGCGTTTGTAATAGCGGCATCAGCGATCTTTGCGGTGTCAATCGCGCCGTTCTCAATCTTCGCGTTTTTGACAGCGCCGTCCACGATCTTTGCCGTGGTAATCGCCGCGTCATGGATGTTGGCAGTCTGGATTTCTCCCGCGCCGATCTTCGCAGAGGTGATCACGCCATCTTCAATCTGGGCTGCGCCGATGGCCGCTTCACCGATTTTGGCGCGGGTGATGGAAGCGTCGTCGATCTGGGCCGATCCGATAGCGCCCTGGGCAATCTTTGCCCGGACGATGGCGGCATCCTCGATCTGCGCCGTCCCTACGGCGGCTTCACCGATTTTGGCTTTGCTGATAGCGGCGTCCTGGATGTGAGCCGTTTCAATCGCCGCCATTTGGATCTGCACGGAGCCGACCGAGCCGCTCTGCAGCTGCCCGGTGCCCACGGAGTTGATCGCCAGCTTGCTTCCGGTGATGATGCCGCTGGGAAGCTGACGGGCGCTGATCACGTTGCCTTCCACCGTATCTGCCACGGTGCCGAGCGTCATCTGGGTGTATTTCTTCGTCAGGCAGTCATAGGTGTACTGCGTCATCCGCATGGACACCCAAACCCCGATGCGGGGAGCGATCACCCGGACGGCATCGCCCAGGTAGATGTTCTGCAGGAAGCCGTATTCCCGGTATTCCTCGGTATCCGCACAGTTGATGAAGTCCACGCTCAGCGTGACGGTCGGCGTATCGCATCCAGCGTCAAACTGTGCCTGCGCCTGGGAGCGCATCTCCGTATAGCACTGTTCTTTGGTTTTCTTATCGTCGCCGTCGGTCTTTTCCTTGGCTTCCGACACGGCGAGGTGAATCCATTTCGGGTGGGTATAACTGCCGATGAGCGGGCTGTCGATAAACAGTTCTGGGAGGTAAAGCACGTTGCCGTCTGCGTCCTCACCAGTGGGCATGATGCGGGTAACCACATCCGTCAGGTCAATGTCGTAGCTGATGCCCAGCAGGTTCTTGGCCTGCCGGATCTGCACGTTGCTGTCCTGACCGACGCGCTTCACCACATACACATCCCACCAGTCGCGGGTCAGTTCGCCTGTGTACTTTTCGACCACACCGCCTTCGCCCAGGAGGGCGTCCACGGGATTGCAGTTTTCGAACTCCACATCCTCGGCCCGGCTGTCCAGGTCGGAATAGAAGGTGAAGTCGTGCTCCGACAGGCAGGAAGAAGAAATGGTCTGCACAACAGAAGCCCCCACCGCAGAGGATGAGGGCTTGTAGGATTTGATCATATTGTCGAGCAGGTCATAGAACACATGACGTGCGTAGACGGTAATCTTGTCGAGCTCCGGCACCACCCGGTAAATGCGGAAGGGCTGATCCCGCAGCTGCCGGGATTCCACCACAGAGGATGTTGCCTCGGACGCGGAGCCTTCCGTGTGATCCAGCACCAGGTAGGTGGTGGACATGTACCCGTGCTTTCCATCCGGCGCGGTCACCTCATACCAGCTGCTGTTGGTCTTGGCGATGACCTGCACGAAGGAGCCGTTCTTATAGGTCGCCAGCACCTTGTACTTTGTGCCTGGCCCGGAGCGCAGGCGCAGGGTGCCTTTCCGGGTTTCCGCGCCCGAGAAGTCCGTATTTACCCGCCAGACCTCCGTCCGGTTGTCGTCGCCCGGCGCGGTGAAGTTGACGCGTGGCGTCATGGCGGCGGGAACAGGAGCGCGGAGGATGCAGCCCTCCACCAGCCGCTGCCATTTTCCCGCATCATCGATGGGATGCACAAGCGTCAGTTCGTATTCGCCGTTCAGCGTTTCCGTAACCTCCGCCGACAACGGGGCCAGGGTTCCGTTGCCGTTGGTGGAGAAGTCGGTGCAGTCGGCAGGATAGACGCAGATCATGGGGTATCACCTCCAAATGGGTAAAAAGAAAGCGCCACCAAAGTGACGCTCGAAAGTGTTTCACACTTTATACGTAGTATCGGCTATCGGAAGTCCTATGGATGGCACCTTGCCGCACAAGCAATTCTGTAATATGCTTGAACCCATTCGGATTGATGATGCCTGCTTCGGCCAGTGTTCGCGCTGTCTTTTCTGACGTTGCTCCGCAATCTCTCAGTTTTTTTAGGATTACATTCTTGCGAATCAAGGGAATTGGTGGGAAGAAAGCCATGCTGATTTTCTCCTTTACAATGACTCAGAAATAGAATACATCTTCAAATTTCTTGTCCAAAGCAATACATATAATCAATGCGAGCTTTGCGGTTGGGCTGAATTGACCTGTTTCGATGGAACTGATCGTGTTGCGCGAAACACCAACCATTTCAGCCAACGCAGATTGCGACAGCCCTTTCTCCGTGCGTATCTCCTTGAGCTTGTTTTTCAAAACCAATTGCTCATCCATGCTGCCACCTCCTTATTTCGTCAACTGGAGTATCCAGGAAACGAGAAATGCAGCAGCTGCAATCACATAGACAATCGAAATATACAGCTCGTGTTTTTTGTGCAGCTTCAAATACTTGCGAATGAAGATTGCCGAGCATCCAGCCATGACAGCGAAGAAGATCCCGCTGTTCATACGGTCATATTTGATTGCTTCTGTTACAGCGACAACCGCAAGTAAACACACAGCGACAATCCAGCCAAAGACAATGCTTGATCTGGCGACTTCAAGATTTGCGATGTCCTGTCCATGGTTCTCCTGCCTGCTTTTTTCCAGAATCTCTTCTCTGTTCATCATAAATCCTCCTTTTTGCCAAGTTCGCTTGGCATGTGCATACTATATCATTGCCAAGTACACTTGTCAATAGGGTTTGCAAAGTTTTCTTTGCAAAAGCATTTTGACGAACTCAGAGGGAGCGCCAATTCGGCCTGACGACCACCTTCGTGACCGTACCCGTCCATGATATGGCATTCGCACCGGGCTTCAGTACCGGGAACTCGCCGTTCATGTGATCGTTCATCAGTGTGGTTCCTTGGTATGCTTCCTGCAGCACGGAGTCGATAACGATGCTCCCAGAGATGTTCTCCAGTTCCACAATGGTTGTCCCCACCATGAGCGTAATATTTCCGGAACCTGTGACTGTCAGGATCGGTTCAGAATACACGCTTCCAGGATTCGTGATGATCGTCCCGGATGTGGTAAGCGTGATGTCAGCTGCGGCATCGGCATAGAAAAACGGATAACAGCGGAAGTTGACCGCAAAGGTACAGTGCGGATTGCCCCGGAGCACTTTTTCAAAGGGGATCTGGTTGGCAATCCGCGCTCTATAGTAGCCGCCAGTCCGGTTGGCAAAGGTCACTGTACCGCTGCCCTTCAGCCAGGCAGCGATGGCCGGAATCTGCGCCGGATCAGAGATAAAGCAGGTTGCAGTCAGGATCATATCGTCGTAGACATCTTCGCCTTCCTGCTGCGTCAGGCTCCCCGGCCTGCCGGGTACATTGGTCTGGGTACTCCGCTCCAGCGGGATGGTGATGGGTGGCTGCTCCGTCACGTGGATGCCGTAGGTGCGGCAGTCCACCCCATTCCAGAGAAAATAGTCCTGCATGAGAATTCCTCCAAATACGTCAAAAGGCCACCTTTTGACGGGTGGCCCTTTGGCGGTTGATTGTGATCAGTCGATTCTGCGAATGACGTCGATGCCGTGGATCGCCGCGAGGGTTGAGCCGTTCGACCAGGCGACATGAATGCCGCCCGCGTCATCCACGAACATGACCTCTCCGGTCAGTCCGGGAACCATGTCCTTGCGCGGTTCCTCAAACATCTGGACAAGCTCCACACGGCACCCGGTCGGGTAATCCTCTCGGAGCTTTTTCAGCACCTCCGGCCTGATCTGCATCATGAATCCCATGGCGTTTCCTCCTTCCGTTGGGGTAGCAGTATTACTCACTCTGCCCGCCCTGAAAGTCAAGTTAAATCAGGCCATTCGGAGCCCGCGCCCGCGCTGCTGGCGTTTCGTCAGGGTGGCAATCTCAATGGCAAGGGAGCGGATATCCTGCTCATCCCGCACATAGAAGTTGTTGCCGGACAGGTTGACGGAGCTCGTCTGGTTGTAGGTCTTCCGGTTGTCGTTGTTCCCGAAGGCAATCGCGCCTTCCTTAGCTTCACCCGTCAGGAAGCGGGCAGCGTTGCGGATGGTGCGCGCCTGCACCCGGCTTTCCTGCAGGACGCCTTCTCCAAAGCCCTTCATGGTCATGGTGCCGATCTCATCCCGGAACACACGCGAAGGAGAAGCAATCTTCAGTTCCTTCTTAGCGGCATTCACGGCAGCACGGGCGGCGGACTGCATGGCGCTGACCACACCGGATCGCCCGGCGGTAATGCCCGCCTTCAGACCCGCCATGGCATTGGTGCCGATGGATTTCAGGCTGATGGCGGTCAGGCTGCGTGAAACAGCATTCTTCACATTGGAAGAAACCGTGCTGCCTGCGCCGCTCATGTCGTAGGCCGTCAGAGCGCCAGCCAGCCCGGCCATTGCTGTTGTGCCGGAAGGATTCAGGGCTTCACTGCCCAGGGCGGCACTGATGGCGGTCTCCAGATTGGTGGCCAGTGTGACTGCATCCGTAGAAAAGTCGTAGCCGCCCATGCCTGCGCCGACGCCTGCCGCGACATATTCGCCAGCAGGTTTCATACGCTCGGACGGGCTGTTGATGATCAGCGCGGAGTTGATGGCGGTCTCCAGGTTGGTGGCCAGCGTTTCTGCGCTGGTATCCCATCCGGCGGCGGTCATGCCTTCCGCGATGCCTTCGGTTACGTTCTGACCGACGCCCACGGAATCCAAGTCCTGCACGAACTGCAGGATCTTGTTCAGGTTGTCGATATCCTCCTGGCTGACCTCCTGCCCGTTCTGGATGGCAGTGACGACCTCGGAAACATAGGTGGCCAGTTGGGCCACATTCTCCGGATCGAAGTCATTGATCATGGACTGGTTCAGCGTCCGCATGATGCCTTCGTTGCCGCCGTAGATAAAGTTGTACCACTGATCCAGATCGCCCTTGGCATTCTTGATCCGCTGTTCGGCAGCGTCAATATAATCCATCAGGGATTTGGGCATGATGCCCGTCAGGGCGGTGCCGATTGCGGTCATACCCAGCTGATCCACTTCGGCGACCTGCTCGCGCATTTCCGCGATGGCTTCCGGTGCGCCGGTGATCTCCGTGGTCAGCAGGATGTGCATGGTACCGTCCTTGTCCAGGATGGCCACATCCTCGGGCCGGAGCATATCGGAGGTGACCGCTGTGACGGGGATCTCTTCGCCGTCTTTCCAGTATTTCACCCCGGACTCGCCCAGCACTCCGCTGGGGTCTTCATACACTTCAGACAGCCGGACGACGCCTTCCACCTCGACCTTGTTGTTCCGCAGCCAGCGGCGGTAAGCCAGCAGATCATACCCGGACAAGCCCACCTGCATGTTCAGGGTGGGCTTCTTCACGCCTGCGGCTTCCTTGTATTCCGTGATGTAGGCAGTGAACTCCCGGAGGAGCTCGGACTTGTCACAGCCAGTCGCCTCGGCGAACTTGGTCACGATGCCTTCCACCTGGGCGGAGGTCAGCGCAGACACATCCACATTTTCGGCTTCGGCGTATTTGGTGATCAGGCCAACTACATCAGAGGGCTTCAGGGCAGCGGTGGAAGCACCGCCAGTGACCTCCTCATAGGCCATGACGAAGGCCGTCACCGCTTCCGGCGTCAGCCCGGTGGTATCGACCTTGTTGTCCTCCAGGTATTTGAACACATAGGCCGTGATCTCGCTGGGCTTCAGTTGGGTGACATCGGTGCCGGATGCCAGCTCCTTGTAGGCGCTGACCATGGCTGTCACATTGGTGGGGTTCAGCCCGGACACATCAGTGCCCGTGGTGGCTTCCGCATAGGTCTGCACATAGGCCACCAGCCCGGCAGGAGTCAGGGAGGATTTATCCGCGCCTTCCGGCTGCTCAGTGTACTTTGCTACAAAGGCATCCACCAGCGGCTGCTGTTTGGTCGCGTTCTCTGCTTCCGTATATCCCTGAATGACCGCGTCCGTGGTGATCGCGCCTGGATTGCTGGCCCATTCATTCCAGCGAGCCTGCGCTCCGGTCATGTCCAGATCGGTGGTGATCTTCAGGACTTCCTCACCGACAGCCTCGCCGAACATCTCGTTCAGGCTGGTCAGGTTGGTGTCCCATTTGTTCTGGTTCAGGTAGGTCTGGATCGCGGCCAGCTGCTCCAGCGCGGAGGAGAAGTCGATATCCGGGAACATGGCCTGTACCTCGGTTTCCGACATTCCGCTGTCCAGCAGGGACTGGATCTGGGTCAGCAGCGCGACATATTCTGTCAGAGCACCTTCATCCATGCTGGAGGTCAGCTGGTTCAGCTGCGGCAGGAAGGATTTCTTCTCAGCGTCAGTAGAAGCCGCGCTGTACTGCCGGAGCAGCTGCATCAGGTCGCCGACCTGTGTTTTTGCGGTCTGGATATCACTCTGCTGCCACACAGGCATCACGATGTCGGCCATCAGCTGGGCGTATTCCATGGCAGCAGCCCGGCGGTCACTGTTGTACTTGGCGTTCAGAGCATCCAGTGCCTGCTGACGCTCCGTGCTGTTCTCAATCAGCTGGATCAGGGCATATTCCTTGTCGTACTGCTCGTCCAGAGAGGAGTTGACGGCGGACATGCCCTCGGCGGCAGCGACCATGGCGTTTTCATATACTGTTGCGCTGACTTCCTGTCCACGGGCTTCTGCACGGGCCACTTCGGCTTCCACCTTGTTCCGGATGGTGTCGAAGCCGTCTGTGTCGGCTGCGGATAGGTGATATTTGACCTCAATGGCCTCGCGGGTGTCGATGAGCTCCTGCAGGCGGACTTTATCGCGTTCCGACAGCTTCCTGTTCTGCTTCTTTTTCAGCAGCCGGGCGATTTCCTTGTCCATGGAGTCCAGCGTGTCGATGTCGGCCTGCAGCTGTGCCGAAACGGAAGAATAGCCTGCCTGGTCGGCAGTTTCCTTCAGACTGGTGAGCTCCTCACGGGTGCTGGCGGTCAGGCTCTTGAAGGAGTCCGTCCATTCCAAAACGATCTCGTTGGTTTCCTTCTTACCGTCCGACCAGACATCCAGCAGACCATTCAGCCATTCGCGGCTGTTTCCAGTGGCCCGCTTGAAGTCGTCCTTGCTCATGCCGAAGAAGGACAGGCCCTGGCTGCTGCCGTAGAAGGTTTCTGCGGCAGTTTCCTTCCAGGACTTGGCGGTCTTTGCCATGCCTTCCAGTGCTTCACGGGCGGCTTTCGCTCCGGACGCAACGTCCACCAGCTTCACCGCGCCATACACCAGCGCAGCGGCAAGAGCGACCATGGCCACCTTGGAGGAAGCCAGTACCTTCACAAAGCCTCCGATCCCGCCGCCTGCCATGGAGACGGAAGCAGAGAATTTACCGATGGCCGTGAAGGCCTTTCCAAGGGCTCCGGTGACGGTACCGACCGCACCTACGACCTTGCCCAAAACCAGCACGACGGGGCCGACAGCGGCGGCAAACGCGGCCCATTTCACGATGGATTCCCGCTGGGTCTTGTCCAGTGAAAGGAACTTCTGCAGGAGCTCCCCGGCCTTGTCGATGATCTGCTGGATCGTCGGATTCAGGTCGTCGCCGATCTGCCGGGCGAACATGAGCGCCGTGTTCTTCAGATTGGTCAGGCGGGATTTGGTGGTGGCATACCGCTTGTTGGCTTCATTGGTCAGGGCGGCATTTTCGCTCCATGCCTTGTTGGCAGTAGCCTGCGTCTTATTAAATAGCTCCGATGCGTTTGTCGCACGGAGCAGGGTGTCACGGAGCCGGATCTCAGCGATGCCGATATCGTCCAGGGTTTTGATGGCGCTGACGCCTTCCTCATCCATTTTGGAAAGGCCCACGATAAACGCCTGGAAAGCGGAAGCAGCATCCCGCTCCCACAGATCCTTGAACTGGGATGCGCTCATCCCGGAGACGCGGGCAAAGTCCTCCAGCGCGTCACCGCCTGTTGCGGCGGCAACCTCCATTTTGATGAGGGCCTTGCTGAAAGCGGAGCCGCCCATCTGGCTTTCGATGCCGACAGAGGACAGGGCGGCGGCAAAGCCCAGGATCTGTGCTTCCGAAAGACCGACCTGCCTGCCCGCGCCAGCCAGACGGAGGGACATGGACATGATCTCCGATTCGGTGGTGGCGTAGTTATTGCCCAGGTCGACCAGGGTGGAGCCGAGGTTCTGGAACTCGTTCTGGCTCATGCCCATGATATTGGCAAACCGGGCGGCTTCACTGGCGGCGTCCGCAGCGACCATGTTCGTGCTGTTGCCCAGGTCGATCATGGTACGGGTGAACTCGGCCAGATGCTCGTTCTCAATGCCCAGCTGTCCGGCGATGGACATGACTTCCGCAATATCCTCGGCGGACGCGGCAACCTCCGTGCTCATCTGCTTGACGGAATCAGATAGACGGTCATATTCCTCTTCGGTGGCATCCACAGTCTTTCGGACGTTGGCGAAGGCATATTCATAATCGACGGATGCTTTAATGGCGGCGGTGCCCAGTGCCGTGATGGGAGCCGTGACGTGGGTCGTGAGGGATTTCCCGGCCTTGGTCATGGCCTTGGAGATCGTCTCACATTTTTTGGAGATAGCAGTCAGGGATTCTCCGGCCTGCGTCCATGCGGACTGCATCCGGTACAGCTGTTCCGTCAGCCTGCGGATCTCCGCTTCCGTGTCCTTCACAGCAGCCTTGGCGTTGTTCAGGTCAGTGGTGGCCTTGCTGACAGCATCCGCGCTGTTCTGCATGGTCTTCTGCAGGGCCTTGACCTGTCCCTCCAGCTTGGTGACCTCGGCAGTAGCGTCGGCATATTCTTCCTGGTACCGCTCCAGATTCTGCTTGGCGGCGATAGTGGCGGAGTCTGTTTCGCCCAGGGAATCACGGTAATTCTCATAGGCGTAGGTGGCCGCTTCCACCTCGAAGCGCAGGTCTTCCTGACGGGCCTTTGCCTGCTCCAGCCGCTGGGTGTAATCCTGATGGCGGTCGTAGTTTTCCTTCAGCTTATCGTTCGCCGCCACAAGCGCCCGGCTGTACTGCTCCACAGCCCGCTGCTGCTGGGTGAGCTTCTGACCCAACATGGACAGCTTGGCTTCCGTGCCCGCGATGGTCTTTTCATAATTCTGTACGCCAGCTCCGGCCAGACGGAAGGTGGACTCGGCTTCCTTGATCTGCTGGTTGATGGTGCGCATATTGCGCGAGAAATTGCTGGAATCCAGCGACAGCGCGACCACCAGTTCGCGCAGGGTTTCAGCCATAAAAGTTCACCTCTCTTTGATTGCAGGAGATTAACAGGAAATGGTAGAATACTGGTTAGGAGCTTCGACTCGACAACTCGGAATTTGCAGGAGAAAGCGATATGTTAACGCTCTATGAGCCAAAGTATGAAGATCTGTGGTTTCGCCAAATGATGCTGGCCGATGAGGAAACAATGTCCTATAACCAGGCATGGGGCGGTACAATACCATGGCCCAAAGATAAATGGGCAAGCTGGTATGATCACTGGTTGATCAACCACGAGGGCAAAAGGTACTACAGATATCTGAAAGATGATGTCGGTCAATACGTTGGAGAAATCGCTTATCACTATGATGCCGAAATCAAGCATGAGATAGCAAACGTCATCATCTATTCGCCTTACAGAAGAAAAGGGTATGGCGGAGAAGCGTTGGACTTGCTGTGCTCGGCTGCAAAGGATCATGGTGTTGCTGTCCTTTATGACGATATTGCCATTGACAATCCCGCGATCAAGCTGTTTCTGAGTCATGGTTTTACAGAAGAAAGCCGGACTGAAGAAAAGATATATCTGCGTAAGATGTTGTAGTCTTCCAGTTTGTCGATCTGCATCATCCCGGCTTCATCCCCGGCCAGACTTCATCAATGAAGCGCTGCCGGGGCTTTTTCTTTTCCTGCTCCCGTGTGGCATCCCATGCCCGCAGGCGCAGGAAGCCCAGCATGTCCATTTCGTCGATTTCCTTCATTCGCCAGCCATTCTTCATCAGTTCGTTGTAGGTGGCATAGATATATTCCGGCAGGGTCAGGCTTCCTGCGGGATCGTCACTTCCGGATTCTCCGCCTCCGCCAGAATCTGCTCCGCTTCCTGCACCGCCGGAATCGTAGGGAAAGTGTCCAGCACCTCCGTGGTCTGGGTCTGGGTGGCCATCAGCGCCAGCGCGATGTCATGCATCAGGCGGTCGGCGGGATAGTTGTCGTAGACCTCATCCGGGGTGAACTGGTTGTTGAACAGGATACAGAACCACTTCACCATGGTGTCCAGGGCATCGGTCACGGTCAGCTGCTCCTGGGAGACATCCTTGCCCTCAGTCGCGTCCTGGGACAGGCGCACCAGCCTGCCGTACATTTTGGAAGCGGGCTCCATTTCGCGCAGGGCCCTGCCGGAAACGAAGTCCACAGTGTATTTCTTTTCACCGAGCGTACAGGTGATCATATTCATACCTCCAAAACTTCAAAAGTAGCTGCCGCACAGCGTCATGGCCGTGCGGCAGCGGGGTTAGGCTCACGGGGTGGGCGTGATCACGGGCGTGTACACGGACTGCAGGAAGGTTTCACCCTTCTCAGCCGTGAAGCCGTTCTCGCCCTCGTCGGCGACCGCCTGGTAGCGCCCGTCATTGGTGCGCTTGATGGCAGTCCATTCCACATCGCCCGTCTGGCGGGTGATGGTGGTGCCCTCCTTGGTGGCGTAGTTCTCGGTCAGGGGCTTGGCCCGTACCTTGTACAGCCACACATAGCGGAACTTGTGGTTGGACTTTTCGCTCTTGAAGCCCACAGCGAAGTACGGAGGCTTGTCCGTGGAAGAGCGGATCAGGACACCGTTGTCGTCGATCTGATTGCCGAAAATCTTCTCCTGGATGGCCAGCGGAATGTCCGCCATCTTCGTGGTGAAGGTGAGCTCAGGATCGGGATACAGCACATCGAATTCGATGTCATCGGCGTACTGGATGTCCGGGTCGGCGTTCTCAGGGGTGATGCTGGCTTCAATCGCGCCAGCAACCAGCTGCAGATCGCCATAGGTCAGGGTTTCCTCGGTGTCGACCTCCAGAGGGGCGATCACCATGTTCTTCAGACCAACCGTGGAAGATACGGTCGGAGAAGCGGCAGGAGTATTAGCCATAATGTTTTACCTCCAATTCATCGGTTCTTGAGCTCGTCCCGCAGGACGCGCTTGATTTCGGAAAAGGCCTCATCAGCCCGGGTGTCAAAGGCAGGCCGTACAAAAGGATGTGCGGGGGCTGGAGCAGGCCCGCCGTGCCCAAACTCCACAGGGTTGGCGTAATACGCGCCGTTCTCGCTGTGGTGGACACCGATGGTAATCTGCTTGCCGCCTCCGCGCTTCTGCTTGACCTTGCCCGTATGGATGGACGAGTGCAGGGCATCCGTGATGATCTTCGGGTCGGTGCTGGCATTGTGGAGCATCTGTTCCTCGATGGGCACAGCGCCCGCTTTCAGTGCGCGGTTTACGCCCGGCCCCTGATCCAGCGCGTAAGCCATATTGACCATATCGTTCTGGAGATCGTCAAAGCCCCGGAGTTCAATTGCCATACTCAGCATCCTCCCTCCAGACCCATGTCCACTGAACCGTGTACTGCCGGGTAGCCGTGTCGTATGCGGGCTGGTTGTAGCCCTTGTCGGATTCTTCCAGCATGATGAAGCCGTAGGCGTACATGGCTGTCCGGATCGTATCCGCCATGTCGGTCGGATCAATGTCGCTCCACAGATTCAGGTACACATAGGTGCGAAAGCTGGTCACATGATCATCATGATGGCTGGCTTCCGTGGTGGTCGTGGAATACACGCAGTACTGTACCGGAGGATTCTGGTCGGGCGATGTTGCCCGCCATACCCCGGCGAAAACGGGAATGCCGATGTCAGCCAGCGCCGCGTTGACCTGTTTCATCCGCTCACCCCCTTGGCAATGGAAGCCTTCAGGCCCAGATAGGTGCGCTTGAAGCTATACTCGCCCAGAGTTGAGATGTTCCATTTATCTCCCTGAAAGCGCACCCACATGCCGGGCTTGATGTCCTCCCGGTACCGGATGGTGAAGTTGATGACGGCCTCGGTGTTCATGACGTCAGCCGCCCGGTAATGCTGGTTTCCGGCGTCAGTCACAGCGGCCCATACGCGGCATACCACTACATCCGTCGGTTCCGGATAGCCGTTTTCATTGATCTGGTTCTCGGTGTATCCGATCTCAATCATGTGACGCAGGTCTCCGGGATGCGGATCGCTGTCGAAGTTTTTATAACCGCGCATGCAGCGTCACCTCCGTCAGAACATCTTTTCCGGATCGCGGTACGGATACAGCAGGCTGTCAAAGGCCATGCGGGTTGCCTTGTAGGTGGTCATGTCCGGGATATCCCGGTTTTCATAGTAGAAGCTGGTCATGAGGATGACTGCCAGCCGGACAGGTTCAGGCACATCCGTTTCGATGGGTGTTCCTTCCTCATCCACGGGCTCAAACTGAACCCGGCAGTAATCCTCAGCGGCAGTCTGCGCCTGCTTGATCAGGCTTTCGATGTAGGCGTCCTCCTCATCGTGCTGAATACGCAGATGGGTTTTGACCTCATCGACGGTGACGATCATCAGGGATCACCTGCCTCCTGTGCCAGCAGCCCGGCAGTGCGCAGCGCGGCAAGCAGGCGGTTGTAATCCTCCCGCAGCCCAGCTACGGTGGTCGCCTCGCTGTCAGCCAAAAAAGGCAGCGCCGTGACCGGATTTCCGGCGGGCAGGTCGAACAGCCCTTCACCGCCTTCCACGGTCGCACCGGGCAGAAAGGTCAGCTTCCCGCCGATCACCAGTTCATTGCCGCCGTGGGCAAAATAGTTTTTGGTATTGCTCATCGGTGTTCACTTCCTTCTGAAAGGGAGCCATCCGCCAAGGATGGCTCCCATGGTCGGTTAGGATCAGGCACCCTTCACAGCCAGGCACTTCATGGCTTCGGGCAGCACCAGGCGACCGTCAACACGCTGGGTGGCGCGGAAACCGACCTGTCCGGTGACGGCGAAGAGCTCATTCAGGCGCTGGAAGGAACGACCCTGGCGATCAGCGATCCAGTAGGACTTGAAGTCTCCGAACAGGATCACTTTGTTGCCCGCAGCCACTTCAGGCATATAGGGAGAGGTCACGATCCTGTAGTTCAGGAGCGTATCAGGCTGGCCTTCCTTGAGGCCGGGCTGCCAGAGGTACTGGCCCTCGATGCTCTTGAGCTTGCGGATCGCCTTGATGGTGCTGTCGTTCATCAGGAAGACCGCCTTCTTGCGGTACACGCTCTTGATGGAGTGCACCAGATCGAAGATCTCATCGGCAACGATGGTAGTACCAGCAGTGGTCACGCCGGTGCCCGCGCCGTTGGTGGCATGCAGCAGACCAGTGGGCCTGCCGGTGCCATTGCCATTGATGAAGGCCTCTTCCTCGGCAGCGCCGATGCGACGGGCGAACTCAGCAGAGATGTAGTTTTCGATATCGAAAACGCTGTCCTGCAGGAGCTCGTCAGACACCTTGATCATGGTGGCTACCTTGTGAGCGCCAATGGAGATCTGACCGAAGGAGTCATCGCTATCGGGAATGGTGCCTTCCTCATCCACCCAGGAAGCGGTACCATGGGAAGCCACAATCGGGATCTTCCGGTCGCCGGAGCTGGTCTGAATGACGGTGCACAGGGAGCGCAGTACATTTTCCTCCTCAAGGCCCTGCACCAGGGTGCGCTCGTACTCATCCGGCACGAGATAGCCGCCCTCAGAATCAGTGCCGATCTGCAGGGCGTTCATGACGGCAGGGCTGGCAGAGCGGTTCCGGATCATGCCCCAGAAGGCATTCCGGTACTCATCGGAGGCGCGGCCCTGCTTCTGAGCAGTGGCAGTGGTGGGACGGGAAACCAGAGGCGCGGCAGTGGGCTGATCCATCTCACGGTCGATCGCGGCCTGACGCTCCAGACGCTCGATTTCTTTGCCGAGGGCAACCACATCGGCCTCCATCTTTTCATAGGTGGCGTTGTCTTCAGCGGAGACCATGCCGTCTTCACCGCGATGGCTGTCCAGGAAGGCCTTGGTCTGGTTCCACAGGTTAGCGCGCTTTTCACGCAGAGCAAGAATCTGATTCATAGTGTTTTCCTCCATTTCTTCATTTCAAAAGCGACAGCCGTTTCATCAGGTCTGCCGCTTTCACTCGGTTGTCAGGGGTAACGGGTTCAGGGGTCGGTTCCGGATCAGGCGGGTGCGCCGGTCCCGGCTTGGGCAGGGTGGCAATCACCCGGTTCATGAGACAGGCGGCTGCAGCCCGGCGACCAAAAGAAAAACCCGACACGTTGTCGGGCAGATCCAGGTCTCCGGTATAAAGCACCTCGTCGCAGAAGCCGAGTTCCTTGGCCTTCAGGGCGTTCATCCAGGTCTCGCCATCCATGAGCTTCGAGAGCTCATCCCGGCTGAGGCCAGTCTTGATCTGATAGGCATTGATGATGCTTTCCTTCACCTCGTCCAGCAACTGGATGGCTTTTCGCATTTCCTCGGTGTCACCCATAGCCATGGTGAAGGGATTATGGATCATCATCATACTGGTCGGACTCATGCACACCCGGGTGCCCGCCATGGCGATGACGGAAGCAGCAGAAGCCGCCATGCCGTCGATCTGCACGGTGACGTCGCCGGGATAATCCATAAGCATGGTGTAGATCTGACTGGCAGCGATGCAGTCGCCGCCGGGGCTGTTGATGTGCAGGGTAATGGGGCCGTTTCCGGAGAAAAGCTCCTCCTTGAACATCGCGGGTGTGATATCATCGGAGAACCAGGATTCCTCAGCAATCACACCCTCCAGGTACAGGGTGCGGTTCTCATCATCGTTTTTGACCCAGTTCCAGAAATGTCGCATAGCGAATTCCTCCTTAATGTCGATGCGTCCAGCCGATGGCAATCATCAGCAGGATGCTGAGTAAAATGAGTGCGGCAATGACGATCAGATTGGGAACAATCAAGGCTGCATCCGCTCCCTTCTTTCCGGCTGAGTCTGCCTGGTGGCATCGTCTGTCTGCTGCTTCATGGCAGTGGTAATGGGGATCATATTGCCGTTGACCAGATAAGCGTCACCGCCCTGATCCGCCGGGATGGGATTCTGGTTTTCCAGCGCTCGGATATCGTTAGCGGACATCCAGCCGTTTTGGCGGGCAATGGCATAGCCTTCCATTCGGGATTTGTAGTCACCGCGCATCAAGCCGTCGATATTGAACTGCACATAAAAGCGCCCCTTCTCCTGATCGGTGAAAAGGGCGCGGTTCATGGCCTGTTCAATGCGGACAAGCCAGGGACGAATGGTGTGAACGGCAAAGTCAATGCTCATGTGCTCGATATTTGAGAACGTGGCATGCTCCAGATCGCCGACCAGGTGAGGCGGCACCCGGAAGATCCGACAGATTTCATCCACCTGGAACTTTCGGGTTTCCAGGAACTGCGCTTCATTGTTGGGCACCGCCATGGGCTCAAACTTCATGCCTTCTTCCAGGATGGCCACCCGATTCGCATTGGATGATCCGCCGTAGGCCGCGTTCCAGCTTTCGCGCAGTGCCTTAGGGTTTTTCACGGTGTTCGGGTGTGTCAAGATGCCGGAAGGCCGTGCGCCGTTGGAGAAAAACTTGCTGCCGTATTCTTCGGAAGCGATGCCCAGGCCGATAGCATTCTTCTCCAGCGCTATGGGGCTGTAGCCCATGACACCGTCAAAGCCGAGTCCGGGGATATGAAGCACATCCTCAGGAGACAGCACCACCGTCTGGCCGGTATTGGTCATATAGGTGTAAGTCAGGATGCCGTTCTTGTCCCGATCCACAGTCATCTTGTCTGGCAGCAGAGGGTATAGACCAGTGATCTTATTTCTGCCCGTGCGGATGATCTGGCAGTAGCTGTTGCCCCACAGGAGCAGATGCGCCAGCATGACCTCCCGCAGCACAAAGGACGTCATCTCGCTGTTGGGCTCATCATGAACCAGGCGATACAGCGGATGCTCCGTTGCCTTGCGGTTACCGTCCTCTTTGGCTTCATATACACCCAGCGGCAGGCTGGCTACTGTTTCCGAGATCACTCGGACGCAGGCATATACCGTGGAAAGCTGGATTGCTGTCTGGGCATTGACTGCCTTGCCGGAACCGCTGGTGCCGAAGTAGAAGGTAGGAGCAGCGCTGACGCTATCCTGGGGCTTGTCCCGCGCACGGAAGAGACCGGAAAATGGATTCTTCATGTTGTCCTCCAATCTTATAGGCCGGAGCCCGTTTTCTTGTCATGGCATCCCTTGCAGAGCGACTCCCAGTTGGTTTGATCCCAGAACAGTCGCTGATCGCCCCGGTGCGGGATGATATGATCCACCACTGTTGCAGGCACGACCTTGCCCTCTGCCTGGCAGAAGGCGCACAGCGGATGTTGCTTCAGGAAGAGAGCGCGGGCCTTACGCCAGCGGTTGTCGTACCCACGGGCATCGGCACCGCCGCGCAGCCTGTCACTACTCCATTCCATATGATCCTTACAGAACACCTGACCCTGTTCGCAGAAGCCCGGACATCCGGGATAGCGGCAGGGCCTTCTTGGTTTTTGGGGCATTTGGCACCTCCGTCAGATAATCAAAAGTCCACGGGTATCGTAGACGGATTCGCCGCCCTGGTTCTTCATGGCTCTGTCCAGCGCCATGACCAGTGCGACCGCGCCGTCCACTTTCTCAGTGGATTTTTCTTTGTCGATTTTCAGATTTCCGGCAGGATCGGTGCGCACGAAGGCGTTGTCCATATTCCACCGGAGTACCGGATGCCCGCCGTGATTCAGCTTCCGCTCCAGTACGATGCGCATTAGTTCCTTGGTCGGCGGGCTCATGTCCCGGAAGCCCTGACCGAAGGGCACCATGTTGAAACCGTCATCCTCCAGGGTTTGCACCATCATGGTGGCGTTCCATCGGTCGTAGGCGATTTCCCGGATGTTGAACCGTTCGCCCAGCTTCGTGATGAACTGCTCGATAAAGCCGTAATGCACCACGTTGCCCTCGGTCGTATGGATGAAGCCCTGACGCTCCCACTTGTCGTACATCACATGATCGCGCCGAACGCGCAGCTGCAAGGTTTCCTCCGGAAGCCAGAAGTACGGCAGCACGATGTACTGCTCTTCTTCGTCCCTCGGCGGGAACACTAGCACCATGGCAGTAAGGTCGGAAGTGGAAGAAAGGTCAAGCCCGGCATAACAGGCGCGGCCTTCCAGTTCATACTCATTGACAGCGCCGCCGCATTCATCCCATTTGTCCATGGGCATCCAGCGGATGGACTGCTTGACCCACTGGTTCAGGCGCAGCTGACGGAACATGTTCTCATCAGCGGGCGTCTCCTGGGCCTTGCGGAATGCGTCCCGTACCTTGTCGATGGAGATCGTCTGATCGAGGGATGGATTGGCCTTGTACCAGTTCTTTTCATCTGTCCAGTCGGCATCATCCGGCAGGCCGTAAAGCACCGGGTAAAAGCGGGGATCATCCTTTCTGCCTTCGATGATATCCAGGGCTTTTTGATGAACCTCCCAGCAGATGCTGTTCCGGTCGGTGCCAGCCGTTGTCAGCAGGAACCAAAGCGGCTGCTTCCGGGCGTCGCCGCTGCCCTGGGTCATGACATCATACAGAGCGCGGGTGGGCTGGGTGTGAAGCTCGTCGAAGATGCAGGCGCTGACGTTCAGGCCGTGCTTGGTGGCCACTTCACTGGACAGCACCTGATAAATGCTTCCGGTCGGCTGGTAGACCATTCTTTTTGTAGAAGGAATGATCTTGATCCGCTTGCTGAGCGCAGGTGACTGCTTCACCATATCCACAGCCACATCGAATACGATAGCCGCCTGCTGGCGGTCGCTGGCACAGGAGTAAACCTCCGCCCGCCACTCGTCGTCATTGCAGAGCATGTTCAGGGCGATGGCAGCGCCGAGCTCACTCTTTCCGTTCTTCTTCGGGATCTCGATGTAGGCCGTATTGTACTGCCGCATGGAAGGATCATCGTCACGGACAGTGCCGAACACATCCCGGATGATCTTCTCCTGCCAGGGCAGCAGCTTGAACGGCTCCCCGTGGAATTCTCCCTTGGTATGCTTCAGGCACTCAATGAACTGCGTCACCCGGCGGGCTTTCGCTTCACTGAACATCCTGCCAGCCTCCCTTCAGAACGGATTCCATCGGATCGTCGCTGGCTGCGCTTTCGCCGCTGTTGGCATAGAGCCGCGCCCGGCTGGCAGGCGTCAGGCCGAACTCCGCGCAGAAGGACTGCATGATTTTCAGGTTCTGCATGGCGATGCTGACCTGCGGCACCTGCTGTACATAACCGCTTGGGGTTTTGAAGATGGTGCCGTGCTGGGACAGGAACTCCTCAGCCTCCCGCCACCGGGCATAAGCCTGGCAGTATCCGGCGAAGGCTTCCATGTCATGTTCGGTGAGAACACCCATGGCGATCAGGGAGGGAGCCAGACGCTTCCATTCCTTCTTTGCTTCCGGCATCAGCCAGGCAGGACACTTCACGTTGTCCTGGGGCGGCGTCAGCTCATCCTTGTTCAGCGGTCGTCTGCCCTTGCCACGGTCGCCTTCCAGTTCTTTCAGGGCCGTGGGCAGGGGCTTTCTTCCTCTGGTGGCCATCGGTTTTCACCTCCGTTTCTCTTGAAAAGTGTGTTTCTTCGGGGATAGTGTCTGGATACTGTCTCCGAAAAAGTGTGTTTCTGAGGGGTGCTTAACTCCCTGTGACGATACTGTCATAGGAAACTGTCTGCCCGTCCCGCAGCACGGTGATCTCCTGATCCGGGTATTCCAGATGGAATCGCTTATCAGGAATTCTTGTTAAACGGTTTTATCAGTATTTTGTAGAACACAAGAATTCCACCACAAACGTTGATGATGAAATATACGTTATCCGTGATGGAAAACGTATGAGGTTCTCTGAAGTCGCAACTCGGAATAGTACTTAAGCGGGCA